GTGGCCCAGCAAGGGGTCGGGAAGTCCCCTAGGCTATCGTGTGGCTCATTATCTTGCTGCATAACCGCAGAGGATCTATTCTGCGTCATGCCGTCACCTCAAGCGCGGCCAAGCCGTCTGCGCCGAAGTGGTGGTATAGGGCTGTGCGTGTCATGCTGCACCTGCCTTGGGTGACTGCCCTTGAATATCATCTCGGCAATCCACAGATGGTGTATTATGAAAAGGACGCTGACTGAACAGTTCGGGGGGGCAAGGGATGCCCGCCGCATTTGCAAGCCCCGTACAGGTTTTAAACCATGACGGGGGGAATGTTCCGCGCACCACTGCATTGCTCACAGCCGTTGGCAGAACTTGAAGCGCCGATGCCATTTTCTGGCGTCCGACCTTCTCAGCGAATTGAATGGTTGTTATCATGAGGGCATTATATCCACCATATGTGGATAATTGCAATACCACCATTTGTGATTTAGTGCTTGCATAATCCACGATTGGTGGATACCTTAATCCTCAAGCAATCAACCTGGAGGACGAACTATGACCCCGCATTTCTACACCGACGCGAACGGCAGGACTGCCAGCCGCGAAGAAATCACAGACTACCGCACGAAGGCTGAAAAGGCTTTCTGCGCTGGCTTGTCACGCCACACAATGCCCGCCTGCCCTGCGCCATGCTTGTCGCTTATCGTACATAGCTGGGTAACGCCCGCTTATGTTATCGACGCGGTGCGGACATGAGCATTCACCACACCATTAACGCCGTTCTAGCCACGAGCAATCTGCAACAGATGGACGGCTACTGTGTCTGCGCATCATGCAATCGCGATGATCTGGAACGCAATCAGATCGTGCCGGATGGGCATGTAAATGCGCCTCTCTTGGCTGAATATGTTGAACGCTTCGATGGGGCGATCTGCTGGGATTGCTACGACTACACCGATCCCCTTCCCAAGCCCTACATCCCTGCTGGACACGTCAAATGCAGCACATGCGCCGATACCTTGAGCGGTGTTAGCTGTGACGATGATCGGGGCGGCAGGTTCACCGAATGGTGCCTTGAGTGCGACGGGCATGGATACGTGCCGGGGGTAAGCCAATGATCCGCCGCATTATCGCGTATTTCCGCGACATCTACACCGCAGCCGAAGAAATCCAAGACATGCAATTCGCACTTTCGGAGATGAAGCGCCGTGAGGTCCGCACCGCTGAACACCTGACAACATATGAGGCAGAGACATGATTAAATTTGACGTATTCAGCAGGGTTGCAGGCGCAGTCCAGTTTACCTCAGAAATTGAGCCAAGAGATAAAGACTTGGGCAGCGTGAAGCTAGGCCTTGCTGTCCGCTGGGCGGTGAAAAACGATGCCAACCTGCGCGATGCCAACCTGCGCGGTGCCTACCTGCGCGGTGCCAACCTGCGCGATGCCAACCTGCGCGATGCCAACCTGCGCGGTGCCAACCTGATCGGTGCCAAACTGATCGGTGCCAACCTGAGCTGTGTTAACCTGCTCTGTGCCAACCTGAGCGATGCCAACCTGCGCGGTGCCAACCTGATCGGTGCCAACCTGAGCTGTGTTAACCTGTACTGTGCCAACCTGCGCGGTGCCAACCTGCGCGATGCCAACCTGAGCGATGCTCACCTGCGCGGTGCCTACCTGCGCGGTGCCAACCTGAGCGATGCCAACCTGATCGGTGCCAACCTGGGCGGTGCCAACCTGCGCGATGCTAACCTGAGCGGTGCCAACGGCATCAACGATTACGTCAAGTGTATCCAGATTGAGCGGTACTCAATCACATACACCGCCGACATTTTGCAAATCGGTTGCAAACGCCACCTGATCAGCGAATGGGCCGACTTTGACGATCATCGGATTGCGGAAATGGACGGCAAAGGTGCTCTGAAATTCTGGCGCAAGTATAAGGCTTGGATTTTCCAAACGATTGAAATGTGTCCGGCAAAACCGACTGTATACGTCAGACCGGAGGCAGAGATATGAAACAGAGCCACGGCCCTTGGGCATACCCGACACCCGCAAAAAAACGCGAATACCGCGCCATGTCTGCAATCGTTTTCTTAGTTGTTTCTGTCGCCTGCTGGACCTTCGCCAACCATATTTGGGAGATAATATAATGGGACTAACAGTCCAGTTTCACAATCCGACACACGCGACCGTTTTCGAGTTTGAGTTGGAGGGCAAGCGCCGCGCTTCGGTTCGCTTTCACAGCGCAGATTGTGAGGAAATGCCGATCTACACCACGCCCGCCGCTGCTCACGCAATTGCAGACGCATTTAATGCCGCAATTTTGGCAAAGCTGGAGGTAGTCGCATGAACGCCGTTACCGAAACAAAACCCGCTCCGGTATCTGGCCTTGCGCTTCTGAGAGTGCCGTTTCCGGCCAACGCAATATCGAAGCTGCCTAAGCCAACACGCAAGCAAACCGACGATGTGAAGGCAAACTTCAAGCTGGGCATTCGCTGCAACCTATGCGGCGCATGGCATCACAAGGACGTGGTGCATCTGGATTATGTCGGCCACGCCGCGTTGACGGATCGCTTGCTTGACTGTGACTTCGAATGGAATTGGGAACCTGTCGCCGTAGACGAACGTGGGCAACCAGCCTTGGACCAGACAGGCGGTATGTGGATTAAGCTGACAGTTTGCGGTGTGACGCGCCTTGGCTATGGCGATGCAGACGGCAAGCAAGGCGGCAATGCGGTGAAAGAGCGGATCGGTGATGCGCTGCGCAACGCTGCGATGCGCTTTGGTGCTGCGTTGGACCTTTGGCACAAGGGCGACCTTCACGCGATTGAGGCGCAAGACGTAGAGGACGAGGCAAAGCCCGCATTTGATTATGAAGCAGCCGCCAAACGTATCACCGGAAAACTAAAGGGTGCCGAAAGCATCGACGATCTGCGCGAAAGCTGGACAAGCGAAAGCAGCACCATTTCGGAAATCCGAGCATCCAGTGGCGGCACATACTCAGCCCTTGAGCAAGTCAAGAACACTAGGAAAGCCGAACTGGACGCCAAGAACGACCTTGGCGGCGATGAAATACCAGACTTCGGCAGCAAACAGGAGCAACACGCATGAACAATATGACACCCGGCATGGGCCACAATTCGCCGCCTGATCCCATCGACGCAATCACCGGATCGTATAACACCGACCGCGAGGAGGCCGAGAACTGGACGGACGGTAAGCCCGTCGAGAACGAGGCACAGATGAACGAGGTGGATGCGCTGCGCAAAGCAATGCGCCAGTGCCGCCTTGATCTTGAGGCAGGCCAGAAGGACGCCACAAAGCCACTACATGCCATCTACAAGGCAGAACAGGACCGCTGGAATCCAACCATTGAGGACACCAAGCGTATCGAAGGGTGCCTCGTTTCAACCGTCAACGTGTTCAAGCAAAAGCTGGCCGCTGAGAAGGCAGAAGCCGAGCGCAAGGCGTGGGAAGAAACCAACCGCCTACGCCGTGAAGCCGAGGCCAAAGCCGCCGCTGCGAATGCATCTGATATCGACGCGCAACGGGAAGTTGCCGCCGCCAAGCAATCCGTGATCGACGCAGAGAACGCAGCTAAGGCCGTTGCCAAGGATGCGCTCAAAGGGATGCGCACCGTTACGCGCTACAAGATAGACAGCCATAAAGCGGCGCTGATGGACATCTATACAAGCGACACCGACGCGATTGCCGCCTTCGTGGATGAATACGTTCGCCGCAATCACAAGTCCCGCGCCATCGAGGGCGTCCGCGTCTGGACCGAAAAGGAGGCATTCTAGGACGCCAACCACGGACGAAAATCAACAACAAATATCAAGGAAAAATGAAGATGGTTAAAAAATTGAAAGCAAAAACTGGCGAGTACCAAAAGGACGGAGAGACGAAAGCCAAATACGTCGAGATTGGCGTCATTATGTCAAACTACAAAGGCGAATACGCTTTGCTTGACCCTACGGTGAATCTGGCTGGAATTCTTTTGCAACAGAAGATTCTGGCCGATGCAAACGGTGGCCGATCTGGCGACCGCGTGATGGTGTCAATCTTTGAGGACGGCAATCAGCGCGGTGGATCTGGTGACGGTTACGATCAATCGCCTCAAGGTGGGCAGTCAGGTGGAGGAGGCAATGCCAACTCAGGCCGTGATCTAGGGGATGAAATTCCATTTGCCCCTGTGACACTTATCTAATGCCGACCCGCTCAATCATGGATGAAGCAGAGGCCCGGTCGCTGGCTGAATACCTGAGAGGCTTAAAGATGCCTTTCACGGTGACAGTCACCCCTGGGGCCAAGCGCAGCCTATCGCAAAACGCCCTGCTGCATCTGTGGTTTTGCGAAATCGCAGCGCAGACGTTTGAAACCGCCGACCAGGTGAAACGCGAATGCAAGTATTACCAAGGTTCCCCGATCCTAATGGCAGACGATCCGGCCTTCGTGGCTTTCGTGGGCAACCTTTCGCGCCTGACAGTAGAGGAAAAGATAGCCGCCATGGATTACATCGCCGTCACTTCGGTAATGACAAAGCCGCAACTGTCAAAAATGTGTGACGCGGTGCATCGCAAATATGCTGGGCAAGGCATTCGGTTAACCGATCCAGCGGAACAGGAGCGGGCAGCGTGAACCAGATCAGCCCCCGCCCGCCACTTGGCCAGAAAGCGCCTAAGCTATCCTCTGCCGAGATACGCGAGGGCAAGGAATGGA